CTTCGGCCATTATGCTACCTTATTCTCCAATCTCTTCATTTGATCATACATTCTTTGTGCTCCTTTTTCAATGCTGCCATCGCCAGCACCTCTAACAGCATCAGCCGTCATTACAAATTCATTTTTACTTAACATAGCTGGTACATCATCAGCTCTCTCTTTTATACCCACTGGCACAAAACCACCTTCATCTCTATAATCTCTTTCTAAAACACCCGCTTTATTAGTTCTCATAATACCTGTTGGCATGCCACCAGCAGCTTTTTTATTCTTTTCGTATTCTCTAAGAAGCTCCATAAGTTTTTCCATTCTATTAGCTTTTTTCTTTAGCTCATAGTTTTTAACCTCACCTCTTGCTAGTCCAGGCATAGTCTCTTCTAATTCTTTTTCAGTCATAAATTTAACGCTATCTTTTAAACCTATACGACCACCATCTTTTACAGCTATGGGTTTATTTCTTTTTAAGTATTGTAAAAACTCTTGCATCATTCGATTTTGATTTTTCATTTTTTCAAACTCACCTTTTTCTTGTAAAAATTTTTTAAACTCTTCTTCTGGAAAAGGCACTTTACCTTCTGCGAAACCAACTCTACCACCCGTGGCGTCATATTCACGAGTGTTAACGTCTATAAATTCTTGTATCTCTGTCTCCTGTGCATCTGGATTTAATTTTGTAAAATACTCTCTTAAATATCCACTTAGAGCATTTCTATCTTGTGTGATAGCTTCTATCTCTTCTTTAGATTTGCCTTGAGATAAAAGATAAGTTGCTATACCTGTTCCTATTCCAAGTTTGCCACCCGTTCCTAAACCAGCAAGTTTATCTAGAGCACCACTTAATATTCCACCTTGTCTTGCGGCTCCACTGCCTGGTCCTACCATTCCAAACAAAGTAGTCCCTAGTTTAGTATTTGCTAGACCAGCAAAAGGTCCCATACCCGCTAATCCAAAACCACCAGCTAATAGTAAACCTTTACCTACAGGGGATTTAATTAGTTTTTTAACACCTTTACCTATGCTTTTTACTAAGCTTCCTAATCCGTATAGTTGTCTGGGTTCCTGCATCCTTGATATTGCCATAATGTTGTCTAAATTTAAGTTAAAGGCAGGCGTACTAATCCTGAAATATCACACTTTATTTGATTTTTTTCTGGTCGTCAACAGGTTTTAAGTTATCAAAAAATCTACCATAGTATTGATATTCACCCACATGATTAATATAATCCATGATATAAACAAAGACTTTGCCCCCTATATCTGTCCATCTTTGACAAAAACCAAAGTCTTCACCAAAATATCTTTTGGTATCGGTCTCATGAAGAGTGTCAAAAAAGTTAAAAAAGTTTTCTTTTTTAACCTCTTTTCCATTTATATTTGTTGGCTGATAAATCTCCAGTTCTGGATATTTTTCAATCATGTCAGTTAATACTTTTCTTTTAATTAACATACATCCTGTTGGAGCATGAGTTACTTCTACAACTCCATTATTCGAGTCTATATTAGTTTGATCACTTAGTTTTAAAGGAAACGTATATCCAGGTTTTTTAAGATCCTCTGCTGATTTAGCCTCGTGTCTAGCCAACCATACTTTGTCCCAATTAAAAGACTTCATTGGATATGGGCAAGATATAACGTCTTTGTCAGCTGCTAACATTTTTTCAATTGTAGAAAAATCAAAATCAATATCTGAATCAATAAACAATAGATGAGTATAATTATCTTTATGGTTTAACATTTCAGCCACACATAGATTTCTACCTTGAGTGACTAGAGATGATTTCATTAATGTAAAACTAACTAATATGTTTTTTTGTAAACACTTTTGTTGAAACTTTAAAACAGCTTGACAATAGTGCATAGAAACATCGCTGTGCACAGGTGTACAAACCATAATTTTATGTGGTGATGTTCCTAAATCAATTGTAGTAATTGATGTATCGTTTTCACTATTATCAAACCATATAGGTTTAGTTGGATCTTGCATCTAAAACTCCTTTCAAAAATGTCTGCCATTGATTGCCCACTTTATTCCAATTGTAATAAATATTAGCATAATTAGATTGTGAATTTAAGTGAGCATGAATTTGTTCTGTGTGTATAGTTTTAGCTGCTTGTTCAATTGCAAATCCAAATTTTTGAGCCAAAGCTTGATAGTTATTATCATAAGGAACATACATTGGAAACTCTGCTCCTGTTTCATACAATGCGCCAAAATCAGTTACGATAGAATAAAGACCAGCTGCCATACACTCTAATAAAGATATGCAGAACGTTTCTTCAAATATACTAGGATATACATACATGTGATAATTTTTTAAATTATCTTTTATGTATTGATTAGGTTTGTATCCTATATAGTTTACGTTAGATAAATTTTCTGCTTGTTCGTATAGTTCCTTATAGTGATGATCACTTTGATCATAAAAATCTTTTCCATATACTTCAGTTGAAGAATAAACATCTAGAGTTATTAAAGGATTTTTAACTAACTGCATAGCTCCTAATAGAACAGATAAACCACGCCAAGGTGTATTTTGATGAACTATTCTTATCGGGTCACCTTTTTTATAAGGTTTCGAAGGTTCTATTTTATCTATACCATTTTTTATAACTACAGATTTGTGTGTCGGAATATTAAAATGATATCTATATTTTTCGTATGTCCAATGAGAATTAAATACATACCAGTCATACTTATCATGATTAGCGGAATTACTAAACCAAGGGGCTAGATTAGGTTGATCATAAGAATTTTTTTGCCAAAGAATATTTGGTTTGGTTGGATGCAAAGGTATTTTTTCTGGCACTGAAGTACAAATTTGCACTTGGTCTAATAAACTATTATCGACATATTTTCTTAAATATTCGAATTGTAGTTCTGTTCCGCCTTTAGGGTTTTGGTTTCTTATTATCATTCATTACTTTCTGAAATACTTCTAAACCTTTATTAGTAACTTGCACAGTAACGTCTTGAACAATATCAGGTCCTTCCATTTTTTCAGAAGAAGTTTCACCTGTCTTTGTGTTTCTATAGGTGGTTATTGTTGTACAGTCTATCTTTATAGTATTATCCGTTTTCATTCTCTCTGTTTATTAAAGCATAACTTATGGCACCTTGTATTGTATTACTGCCTGTTGCTGCTTGCACTGTTATAGCATCACCTGCTTCTAAATTCAAGCTTTGAGGTGTGGCATTTACTTGTGATTTAGCCGCTACCTCATCCCTAAAAAATTCATATTCAGTGCTCGAATCAGATGAATCAACTAAATTCATATTTACCAAAATGCCTGATGACGCATCATTGTTTGCACAATATATAGATTTAACTATAATTGTTCCATCTGTAGGGCAAGTAAGAACAGTTGTTTTACCAGTGCCTGATTGTTTAAAACCTTGATTTTTATAAAAGATACTCATGATAAAAAATAATTAAACGCATCTTGTTCGTTTTTTAAATCTTGTTGAAAAGAAAAATTAAGTTGTTGCTTCATGGTGGTTAAAGACTCTATAATCTGTCTTTGATTTTCTACTTCATACTCTGATTTAGGTTCAGGTATGTAATTAGTTATCTTGGCCATTATTTAAATCTTGCACTTCTTGGTGGTCCCGATAATTTACCAACCGCACCCATAGCTCTGTCTCTAGCAGCCGTTGATGCAGACGTGTCTCTCATACCCATGTTAGATCTAGGGCTTTCTGGTCTGCCTCTTTCTTCGTCTGTGTCTGGAGTAATTACAATAGAGCCTCCACCTCCAGTCCTTGTAGGTGTTATATCAGTGGGAAACTCTCCTGCACCTCCAAACTCTTGTCCAATTTGTGAGCCCTGATCTATTAATCTTTGTCTCGCTGCTGTAACTAAACCAGTAGGATTTCTTTGACCTTTTAATAGACTAGCCAAGTTTGTGTAAGCTCCTTGTATTTTACCAATCGGATAAGTTGCACCAAATTGTTTTGGCTCCATGATGTTAGATATTATCTTAAAAATTCCCGTTGGAGTATCTGTAAACATCGCGTCTACATTTTTACCTTCTTTTGTTTGATATAAACCTGATCTCATATTTCTATATGCTTTTATTTCAGTTGGAACAAAATCAAATTTGCCTGGAGCTAATTTAGTATAAACATTTCTGATTACAGTTTTTTCATCACTTAAATCTAAATCGCCAAAATCACCCCCTCCTCCACGAAATTCATCATTAGGTCCTCTCCCTGCTTGAAATAGTGTTTCTATGCCAGTAGGTTTTTCCGCTTCTGGTAGGAAAGGTAAAACAGGACCTATAGTTTTGGGAGGTGGTGGAAAGATACCACTTATGTCAGGTAAATCCTGATTTAAATATTCTTGTGCTAAATCAAATAAAGTGTTTGCCATTATCTTCTACCATCTGGTTGAGCATCTAGTCTAAGAGTCCCATATCTCCATGTTTCTCCCACAGATTCGTTTTCTATTCTAAGAGATACTAATCTTCCTCTTGCTCTGGTATCTACTTTATCAGTTGTTGACGTAACTGTAAAGGGTCCAAGTGGAGAACTAACTGGAGTGTCATCAGGAAAATCACTCACAAAAAGAGTTATTTTAGCACTGCCCTCTTGGTATTTAAAATCAGGTATAAATCTTCTAACAGACATAATAAACTCTCCATCTCCTCTATAATCAGCCACACCAGTCGCTTGACCCAGAGCACTTCTTCTAGAAGTTATGTCATAGTCTCCAGATCTAATAAACGCAGGTATAGCGGTTGTGGATGTACTATTCACTTGATCTGTGCCTGTTTCATGTTCGTAATATATAGAGGCTCCATATTTATTTGTTATTCCTAAAATATCTGGAAACACGGGGGTTAGAGTTTGATCGTAATCAGTAGCATACGGTTTATCAAATACACCTTGGTCTTGATATGTGGTTCTATCGAGAGTAGAGGTAGTCCAACAATTTTCTGCATAATTATAGGTCACACATCTATCAATTTGATCAGATCCATCTTTTGCATAAAACCAATTTACCTCAGTATATAGATTATTAGGACCAGCAAAAATAACATCACTAGAACCAAAGTTTAATCCTAGATTATCCCCATCTGTTGTAAAAACAAAATCCTCTACTAAAGATGGTAAAGATTTAACTGTTCCGTCGTATGCAAAAAATCCTCCCTGAGTTCCCATCCAAAACACAGCTCCATTAACATATGTGGCTGCATGTTGACCTATGCATCCACAATTTGTACCTACTTGTCTGACTGAAAAAGTAAATGGTGGACCTACAAACTGAACGACGTACGCAGCTAGATCGGTGATTACAAAAACATAATCTTTACCTTGAAGAGCCGCTCTTATTTCGTTACCAGTATCTAATCTAAAAGTTCCTGCCGTATTGGTGGCGGTGGGAGCATAAGTATTTAAATCTTCTTGATTAGAAAATCTTACAAACATAGGATCTTGCGTAGTGGTGTCACCAATAGTTGTCTCTGTTCCAAAGTGAAATAAATGTCTATCTCTGTCAGATACTAATGTAAATCTACTGGCTGTAGGATTGTTTGTAGTTTGAAAGTTTGAAGTTGTTTTAGAGGCTCTAATTGTTCTAGCATTTGAAGCTCCAGCGTTCCAAGTAAAAGTTTGTCCATTAAATATTGTAGCCACTAAAACTTCACCAAAATTATCAAGACTCCAGTTTCCTGGATCTAAAACAACGTCACTTGTTGCTCTAGCCGTTCCCCACGTAGATGTATTCCAAGTAGAAGTACCCCATCCATATCCAGTTGTTTGTGTGGTTGGCCCCACAATAACATAAGGATTAACAGTTGCAGCTCCAGCGGCAGTCATTCCAGAACCTGTTTCCACGCTAGCTGCCTGTATTGTAAATTTATCAATATCAGGGACAGTTAATATTTCATAAGTTTTTTGTAAATCTGCGGCTGTAAATGCACTGGCTCCAGTTACTGTTACAGCCGATAAAGTAATATATCTTCCCACCGCTAATCCATGAGATCCTTTATTAATTGTAACAACGTTTGAGTTATTAACAGTGGTGATAGTGCATCCCGTAATCGCTGTATCTAACGGACTAATGTCATAAAAATCATTTCCGTAATATAAAAATAAACCTTGTGATGTTCCAATGGCTGCATATTTTTCACCAGCAAAACTAGAAAAAGCTACTTGTGCTCTACCAGCACCTGGAAGAGTTTTATTAGCTGCAGTTAACTGAAGCCATCCCCCTATTTTTTCAGGTAAACCATATCTAAATCTAACAAAATCACCATCAGTCCATTGACCTTCAGCCCCCGATTCTGTGTCTTGTTTGTTAAAACCAGCCTTGAAATTTAATTTTTGTAGCATATAATACCTTATATATTACTTTTATAATGAATGAAAGATCCAAATGAATGAAAAAACAGCTAATATAGATAACTTTATAGGTATTTACGATAATTATATTCTTAAATCAGAGTGTGATAAAGCTATAAAATTTTTTGAAGATCAAGATAAATTTAAAAAAACTTTAAATAGAGTCGCTTTTGAAAATGCATCCGTTTTAGATAAACAAGATCAGCAATGTTTTGCAATGCCTAACAACATTAATGTATGGTGGAGAGAATTAAAATCCTTAATTATTAATTTTGATATGGCATTTAAACACTATGAGAAAACCACTGGAGCTAGGGAGGCTTATGGTATAGATCAATTTTATTTTACGGATATAAAGATTCAAAAAACTTTACCTACAGAGGGATATCATATTTGGCATGTTGAGCATGGTAGAGGATATGATACGGAGCCCAGAGCGTTTGCTTTTTCTGTTTATTTAAATGATATAGAAGAAGGTGGTGAAACAGAGTTTTTACATTTTTCAAAAAGAGTAAAACCTAAAACAGGCAGGATAGTTATTTGGCCTGCTGCTTTTCCTTATGTTCATAGAGGTAATCCACCCTTATCTGGAGAAAAATATATTCTAACATCCTGGATGAAACTCAATGCAGACAGGTAAAACTTTTACGGATTAGAAGTATAGGATGTAGGTCTGGCACCTAGTCTAGCAAGTTTATCAGATTCAGATTCACCTTCCACGTTATCATCGTCCCAGGTATTTTGTAATTTTACTAATTGAGCAGCATCCCATTTATCTATAAATTGACTTTGAAAGTCTCCTAACACAGCTGGATCATAAATAGAATGAGGAGTCTCATCTCTATATTCTACAGAATCTGTAGGTACACTATTTCCGTATTGGATAGCCCAAATATTTGCAAATTTTGCTTCATTCCAAATAGGATCATCTTTAAGTCTGTGCCCTGCACCTTCCTCTGCCCCCTCATCATATTTTTTAGTTATTTTCTTATCGTCAAATACTACTACCCATCTTGAGTTTGTTGCCATATTTTCTCCTATGTTTTAATTATATAGATTACTGCTAAGTAAGGTTGTAAAACTGAAGTTGAATCACCTGTAAAAGTTGCACTCATGTTGTGAGAGTGACCTGAGTCTCCTCCAGTACTACTAGTTGCAAGTGATCCTGCTCTGTTTGGAAGAACTCCTTTACTCGGACCTGGATCATTTTGATTTACATTGTGAGTGTGAGATGCTAGCTGCGCTGTTGAAAGAGTTGCGTTAGCTGTTGATCCACCCACGTTTCCAGTCGATTGAACTGTGTTTGCTCCGCCAGTTGATGCTAAAGCTTTATTGTTAGATTTTCCGACCGCTACGTTATCTTGTAAGTCAGGTAAATTAAAAGTAGAGGCGCCATCACCAGCTCCGTAAGTTGTGCCTACGATTGCAAACAATGCAGAATAAGTTGATCTTGAAACTGCTGCTCCATTACACTCTAAAAAACCTGTTGGCACTGAAGATGAAGACCACGGCACAATAGTAGCTGTGGGAATTCCCTCGATACCTGTAAGGTTTGCCCCTGAAAAATCGTATTTTGTTGCTTCGTAATTTGACATATTATTTCTCC